ATATGAATATAACAAGTGGTTTAAAAGCAAATGGTTCCACAGGCTCGAGTGGACAAGTACTCACATCAAGTGGTGGGGGTGCAATGACATGGACAACCCCATCTTCATTTAGTGGTGATATTGCCGATTATATTACACATACAAGTGATCCAGATACATACTTTGGGTTTCCAGGTGATAATCAGTTTGTGATTAGGACGGGTGGAACCGACAGATTAAATGTAGATAGTAGTGGTAATCTTACTATTCCTGATTATATTCGTCATTCAGGTGATACAGATACAAGGTTTGGGTTTATGACAAATGATGAGTTTGTAATATCAACAAGTGGAACCGACAGATTCAAAATTCTCGGTACTGGATACGTTGGTATAGGAACATCAACTCCAGTTGCACCTTTACAAATAGCAGCAAGTGGTAATAGCCCGTTTACTAATGGTCTCGTGGTGTATAATAATTCTAATAGCACGAACCAGGATGCTGTAGTGTTAATTCGAGTAGGTGGTAGTAGCGCCGGAGATCCTTATATATCATTTGATATTCAAAATGAAGCTGGTTGGGCGTTTGGTGTGGATAACAGTGATTCTAATAAAATGAAATGGTCCACGAACGCCGCTAGTTTGACGACTACAAAAATGACATTAACTACGGCGGGATATTTGGGTATAGGAACAACAAATCCGACTCAAAAATTACAAGTAAATGACGGTAACATCCTAATGTCTGGTGCATGGTCATCCGGTGTCTATTTCAGCCTCATGGGTTACAATAATTCTAAACAAATTCAGTTCAATTATGATGATGGTACGTGGATTAGTGATAACAATTCTATAAGATTTGGGGTCGGTGGGAGTCAGTCAGCGAGTGGTCTGTACTCAGAACAAATGCGAATCACGAGTGGGGGTGATGTTGGTATAGGAACAACAAGTCCAAATTATAGACTTGATGTTACCGGTACTATGAATATAACAAGTGGTTTATATGCAAATGGTTCCGCAGGCTCGAGTGGACAAGTACTTACATCGAGTGGTGGGGGTGTAATGTCGTGGGCAACCGTAAGTAGTGGTGATATTGCCGATTATATTAGACATACAGGTAATACTAGTAATGATTTATTTGGGTTTCCAAATAATAATGAGTTTAAGATTAGGACAGGTGGTACCGATAGATTAAATATAGATAGTAGTGGTAATGTTGGTATTGGAGTAACAATTCCAGGTTATAAACTTGATGTTAACGGTACTATGCATGTAGCAGGTGCTTTATATGTTGGCTCTCCTTCCCCCTCCGCTGGGACGAGTGGACAAGTACTTACATCAACTGGTGGGGGTGCAATGATGTGGACAACGGTAAGTGGTGGAGGTTCAAGTCCTTGGACAACGTCGGGGTCAAATATTTATAGAAGCTCTGGTAATGTTGGTATTGGAATAACAAATCCAGGTGCACCTTTACAAATAGCATCAAGTGGTAATTCTAACCCGTTGACTAATGGTATATTGGTGAAAAATAGTTCTAATAGCACGAACCAGGATTCTATAGTGACACTTCAAGTAGGTGGTAGTGGTGCCGGAGATCCTTTTATATCATTTGATATTTTAGGTGAAGCCGGTTGGGCGTTTGGTATAGATAATACTGATTCTAATAAATTGAAATGGTCCACGAGCTACAGTGCATTGTCGTCGGCTACAAGAATGACAATGACTACGGCAGGAGATTTGGGTATAGGAACAACAAGTCCAAATTATAGACTTGATGTTACCGGTACTATGAATATAACAAGTGGTTTATATGCAAATGGTTCCGCAGGCTCGAGTGGACAAGTACTTACATCGAGTGGTGGGGGTGTAATGACATGGACAACGGTAAGTGGTGGTGGTGGAGGTTCGAGTCCTTGGACAACTTCGGGTTCAGACATAATCTATAACACGGGTAATGTTATAATTGGTAGTTATATTACACATGATGGTGATTCAGATACATACTTTGGGTTTCCAGGTTCTAATCAGTTTGTAATTAGGACGGGTGGAACCGACAGACTGAACATAGATAGTGTTGGTAGACTTACTGTCCCTGCTTATATTACACATACAGGTGATACAGATACATTCTTTGGGTTTCCGTCAAATGATACTTTTAAGATTACAACAAGTGGTACCGATAGATTAAGAATTAATTCGAGTGGTGAGGTATCAATAGGTAATGATAGTGATATAGGTTCGGGACATAAAATGACCGTAATTGATGGATCTACTTCAAACAATGGTAGTTATGCGGATTTAGTCATAACAAATCAAAGTGAGCACAATAACGCGAGACTACTTTTAGGTACACCGCATCAGACGACGTCTTCTTCTGCTTTTAAAGCAGCTATAATAGCCGATGGTGCTGGTACTTATAGTCGTAATGATTTACACTTTTGTTTGGAAAATTCAACTGATAATGCGGCGAATGCAGATCTAACTGACTCTAAAATGGTAATAAAATATGACACAGGGAATGCGGGTATAGGAACAACAAGTCCAGGTTATAAATTACATGTTGTGGGTGATATATATGCAACTGGAAATGTTACTGCATATTCCGATGCGAGAAATAAGAAAAATCTTAAAACTATAGAAGACCCAGTTTCTAAAATAGAAAAAATAAATGGGTACACGTATGAAAAAGATGGTATAGCATACACGGGTTTAGTTGCTCAGGAATTACTCGAAGTGTTACCGGAAGCTGTATGTGGTTCAGAAGAATTGGGGTATGGTATAGCGTATGGGAACATTGCAGGTATATTTGTAGAAGCTATAAAAGAACTTAACTCTAAAATAAAAGCACTTGAAAATAAATTAAGTCAATTCGTCTAAAAGTTAAAATAATTATAATTTATAAAGTATATATAATAATGGGTATAGTAATTCCAGAATCTGAGGCTATAGGGGAAGAGGGGAGCTCCATACTTGCGAATTACGGAATGGAATTATCCGAACAATACATCGGGTTACGAAAAGATCGTAATGGAAAAGTCAATATTCACGTGGATTTCGATTCTTTATCGGACAGTTCAAACGTGTATAAATTAACATCTTATTTCGAACACCATATCAGTAAAGATGCAAAAACACAGGGTAAAACTTCGATAAACTCTCAGCTCATAACTATAAATGTTTCTGATTTAGAAACATCAAACACGAGTATGATATCCCATTTATACAATGAACTTAAAAAGCAGTATACAGATTTCACCGAAGATATTTAAAAAAATAAAACCTTAGTATAATATAAAATATGTCTGGAGGTATTGCTCAACTCGTTGCAATCGGTGCCCAAGATGCGCACCTCGTCGGTCAACCCGAAGTTTCCTTTTTCAGGTCCAACTATAAACGTCACACAAACTTTGCCCAAACTGTCGAAAGACAAACTATCCAGGGCAATCCAACTGCAAACGGTATGTCATCTATTCGTTTCGAAAGAAAAGGTGATATGCTCGGCTACGTCTACATTTCACCAAGGGCTGGTACTTCTACAACATCTGGAAATTGGTGGAAATCCATTTCAAAAGTTGAACTTTTGATCGGTGGCCAAGTCATCGACACACAAGATGCTGCATTCTCCCAATACGTCGCCCCATGGGCCCTTTCGCAAGGTAGTACCAAAGCAGGTGGTCTTATTGCTTCTGCCGAAACACCATCCCGAGGGTTTTACCCACTCAGGTTTTCGTTTTGCGAAAACGCCCAATCCGCGATCCCATTGGTCGCGCTCCAATACCACGATGTTGAATTAAGAATTACGTGGGGCGGAACTATAGTTGCTGACCCAGAAGTATACACCCAGTTCATCCACCTCGATACAGATGAACGCACAGTTTTATCGTCTACGCCACAAAACATGCTCATCACACAAACAACTTCTATTGTCGCATCCAACAGTAAGGTTCAAGAACTCCCGTTGAACCATCCAGTTAAGTTTATTGCTGGTACTCAGGTGGATTCATCCACTGGTAAAATAGCTACTTTAAATTGCGTCGCCTCTGGTAAAATCAAACTCCAAATTAACGGTACGGACGTTTCTGACTTTAAGGTCGCCAAACCACACTTTACACAAGCCCCAGTTTATTTCCACTGTCCAAACTCGAATGTCGATAACGACGCAGATAATAAATTTTTACAACCATTCTGTATTGACACGGCCAAAATCCAACCAACAGGTACACTCAACTTTAGTAGACTCGACTCTGCGAGATTTGTTCAAGATACTAGCACCTTCACGGGTAATATGTATGCCGTTGGTTACAATATCCTCCGTATCGAAAACGGTATGGGTGGTTTGATGTACTCGAACTAATTTAATTTAGCCACTTATTATAAATGTTCTGGCAATTAGTTTTTTTACTAGCTTTCATTTTTATTATAACTTACGATCCTAAATCCGGAACTTTGAATCATCTCATTAACTCTAAACACGAAGAACCCGTACAAAATGCGGAGTGTAAAGATGGACATTACCAGGAGATTCAATTTGCTCAAATGGGATACGAGTGTCCAAAAGAAGACGGTGTACACATGGGTGCGATTATACGAACTTAAAAACATGAGGTTCTATTTTACTATAAAATGTTTACATTCGACCGTGAAACCGCCATAATTGTTGCTATTATAATGTGTATAGCAGCATCTATTTATATGTATAAAGAACTTAAAACGACCAGGGAAGAAATGGAAAGTGTTAAAGGAATGAATGGAAAAATATCTTCATTTTTGTCCCAAATAACACCCGTCAGAGTCCCAGGACCAGCGCAAAAAATTGAACAAAAAGATACACCAAAAGAAACCCAAGTTGACGAAGATTTTGAAGAAAATCAAGATAGCGAAGAAGAATCTTCAGAATAATCATCTCGCTCAATTATAACTTGCAATCGCGCAATGAAAAAATATAAAGCTATAGCCATTCCCGTAATGTTTACGGGTTCTAAACCAAAGTTCCTGACTGTCCGAGACCGACGATTCAAAGATTGGATTTTCGTTACCGGAGGGTGTAGAAGAAAAGAAATACCTAATCCTATTAGATGTGCCTTACGAGAATTAGACGAAGAAACGAGAGGTGTTGTGAATCTAAAGAAAGGCGAATATACAGACTTCAAGTTTGTAGTAAAAGAAAGCCCGGGTGTAGATTTAGAATATAACGTCTTCATATTTTTCGTAAATTATACACAACAGGAACAAAATGATCTCGTTAAGAAGTTTAACGACGAAAAACAAAAAACAAATTTAAAAAAAATACAAAAGTTACCCATTAAAAGGACCCATGATGAAAATGATTTTATGAATTTTGAAACCTTATCAGAATTTAACACAAAAAAACAGTGGGATCGAATAGTTAAAAACGTACTCAATAACCCAGAATTTTACGCGTGTGTAACTTCTGTTAATAGAAAAACCTTCTCTATTAAATAATGAAGTCCAAGGCTTATATACTATCTCAAATACAGGAATTACTCGTCGAAAGACACGGGTACACGCATAACAAAGCAGAAAGGTACGTAGAATTACACAAGGACGATAAAGTTTACGAACTTCTCGTTTTGAAAAAATCTTTATCAGAACAGGAACAATATCCAGAAATATCGTTTAGAAAAACAGTTTGGCGACATCACTACGATAGTGAATGAATATAAAAAAATAAAACCAATACTTTATAAGTATATACCATGTTTAAACAATGGTGTAGAGAACAGGGGTTCTTAAACAACTCCAATGTATCACATGTGCTCATGGATGGGGGTATCCTTTCCGTGCCATTTGATAGATTGAATGATTTTTATGAAAAATGTGTAGAAGTGTATACTTTAGGAGAGAAGATTTTTGTTGTGGAACAAAAAACGGAAAATTATAACTTCTTTATAGATCTCGATTATAAAGATGAAACTGAATTAACTCTTACTCAAGTAGAAAGTATATGTAAAATTATTTGTGATAAAGTTAGTAAATTTGAAGGTGCCGGACAGGCTTTAATATCTATAGCAGAACCGAAAAAGGTTTCGAATAAACTGATAAAAACAGGTGTTCATATAAACTGGGAAGGTTTTACAGTGAATAGATCTTCAGCAATAGCTATAAGAGAACATGTTATAGATACTCTAAAATTAGTGTATGGTTCAGTAAATTGGGAAGACGTCGTTGATTCTGCCGTATACGGTAGTTCAGATAGAAAAACAAAAGGAAGTGGTTTTCGTATGCCTTTTTCATATAAACGTGCTAAACATGAAAAGTGTTCTGGACAGGGATGTAAAGAATGTAATAATACGGGTAAAGTTATCCAGGGTGAATACTTACCCTATTACATTTATAAAGGTAACAAAGGTCCTTTCACGCTACTCGAAACTATATTACCACACCCAGATGTTAATCTTTTACACATGGCAACGATACGTAGCCAAAGTACACAACCAAATATTATAGAAGGAAAAACAGTGTTTCAATCAAATGAAGGCTCATCTTTTACACAAATGGAAATAAAAAATGAATTCAAAGACCAAGAGGTTATATGTCTTTTACAAAACTTTATAAACAAACATCTCGAAGGGCAGAAAACTTCACGTATCACAAAAATGTTTGAATCTAATAATCAATTTCTAGTATCGACCAACTCTTTCTATTGTGAAAATAAAAAATGTAACCATAATTCTAACCATGTATGGTTTCATATACTAGGAGAAACAATTGCACAAAAGTGTTTTTCTACCACTGATATTATGAGACATTATGGGTTTTGTAAAGATTTTACAGGTAAAAGACATCAATTACCACCTAAAATTGTAGATATTTTATACAAAGACGGTACCGTTAAGAAATATGTATCACCTAATAAATCTTTTTTCAAAAAGAAAAGTGATAATACCATAGATCGTACAATAAATACTATACTTATCGACTTTATAAATAAACATATGGTAAAAACTAACGTTACATTTAATGTAACAGATATAAAATTAAATAAAACTAAATCTAAATCTAAATCTAAAGACTATTTAGTAAACACAACGTATACGTGTAGTGAATGTAACACTAACAATACAGATTTTAAAAT